TGCCTTTATACACCAGAGGAAAGTGCTATTGAACAAAAAATTATCAAGGCACGTTGCCTTCGAGCTACGCTCAAAGACAGAATTGCCAAACAAAAGATAACCCCTTGTCTTTGTAAAGGCAAAAAGCCCATAGCAAACAAAGACAACAAAACCCCATACGTTGGAAAACATCAGAAGCGTCTGCGTTTTCTCAACGATTACATAGCCAGTCATAAAGCATTACTTAAGCAGGAGCTTGCCAAAAATGTATCACTCACACGAACCGTGATACCTGACAAGCTCAATATACGTCGCCAGATTTCAATATTTGGCTCTTCCCTTACAAGATATTTCAACCTAAAGGAAAGAGAGCTTAATGAAGAAATCGTGATTGTAAAAGTTTACTTCTTCGATGTCGCCAAGAGCATTGTGAAGAACGGCTTTTACATGAATGGTCACAAATACGTTTTCTTCTCAAGTAGTGCGGGGCAAATCAGAACCAAAAAGCTCGTGGCCGTTCGTGAAGATTTACTCAACAAGTATTGGAACGCATTGACGGCAGGCTTGACAATTGAAAAGATTAATGAGCAAGGCGGCATGAATGTAAATAAATTTCTTGCCTACCTTGCTCTTTGTAATTCAGCTACTGATTTATGGTGTGACTTCGACATTGATGAGTGTATTGTAGTTGACGACTTTGAAACTCTTGTGCATGGTACGGTTGATTTTATAGACGATAAGACCTATAGGATTGAAAGACAAGAAATGAATATACCGATCACGCACACCGATGGCTGTGGAATGATACTTCCAGAACTGAGTACAAAAAATTTCATGACAAGATTGCCATGGGTCAAAGGTCTGCTAGCAAGTTTTGACTTTGTGAAGTTTATCAAGGATAATAATTGCGACCCCGTGATTACTGACGTCTACGGCGATAAGCATAATATCCTTGAGGAAAATATCAAAATCATATTTACCAAGAGTCAGTTCAAAATGTGGAAATATTATTCAAACTGGGGTGAATATAAAAACAACTTTAAGAAATATGGAAGCACCGCAGGCAAGTGTAACATAGAAGAAGGATACATCCCATATGCAACGATCAACTACCAAATGATACAGACACTAATTGATACCACTGACAATGAGATAGCCGCGCTTGCTCGTAAGAGCATGAACGATATTCGCAATCTCGCAACCGATAAAGCAACAATGCTCAAGGTTTTCGGAGCTACAAGCTACAACAAAAATATGAACGGCTTTCAAAAATGTCTTAAGTTATATCCCGAGCTTTTATCAGACCCATATTCTCGTGCCACCCTTAAAGACATCAAACATAGCCTTGAGACCGATCAGTGGGCGGCTAAATTCAAAACAAGCGGTAAATATACGTTTGTTGTTCCAGACCTTTATGCGTTCTGTGAATATTTATTCTTACATATATCAAATCCTAAAGGACTTTTAAGCAACGGTGAAGTAAGTTGCAAACTGTTCAAAGATAATATTGAGCTTGATTGTTTACGTTCGCCGCACCTCTACATCGAACATGCCATAAGAACAAATCGTCATGTTGACAGTTGGTTTAATACAGATGCAATCTATACAAGTTGTGCCGACTGTATATCGAAAGTTTTGCAGTTCGACAACGACGGTGACAAACTATTGGTGATTCCAGATGAAACACTAATAAACCTTGCTAAACGAAACTTGCAAAAGTATGACATAGTACCGCTCTTCTATAACATGGCTAAGGCGGGGGCAAAAGAACTTACTCCCGATAGCCTGTACGATGGATTAATATGTGCCTACACTGGTGGCAATATTGGCGAAATAAGCAACGCCATTACCAAGGTTTGGAATAGCGGAGTAATCGACCAAGAAAAAATCAATGTTGTTAAATGGCTTTGTATGGAGAACAACTTCGTCATAGACTACGCTAAGACCTTGTATAAGCCTGTTCGTCCTGATTGGGTAAACGAAATTATTTCTAAGCACGTCAAGAGCAGAGTTCCACATTTCTTTCAATATGCTAAAGGCAAAGAAACCAATCAAGTAGAAGAAAGAGGTTTAAACACGGTTGACAGAATTAAGTCGTTGACCCCTATACAAAAGCTTAACTTTAATTTTAAGAACGACAATGTTGGAAAGTTTGATTATAGATTTCTGCTAAAAAACAAAGAAATTGAAGTCGATGAGAATGTGCTTCAACGCTTTAGGGATATATCAAGCAATCTAAGGTTTTGCGACTCAGATGGAACGGCACTCAACTACCAAGCCGTATACGATCAAGCAAAAGAAGAAATGCTTATGCTCGGTCATAACATTGACGATGTTGTAGATATGCTTGTAGAGGATTTATTTCACAGTAGACGTGTTGAAAAGAAAAAAGCATTTTGGGAAATGTTTGGCGAAGTTGTGTACGAACATTTGTCGAACAATTTATCACAAAATTATATCCAGTGTGCTCACTGTCAGAAAAGATTTTATCGTGAAAACCCGAAACAAATTTACTGTAACAAATGTCAAAACAAGAAGTCCATCAAAGCAAATACCAAGATCCTTCAATGTGCAGGTTGTGGCAAAACCATAACAGTAAGTACAAGATGCCATCGTGAGGCCTACTGTCCTGAGTGTAAAATTCATGCAAGAAATGCGGCAAGACTGAGGGCGTATTATAAAAATAAGCATCTTGTGTAGTACAACAAAACTAAAACGAAATCCCCGTAAACGACGTATCTACGTTGTTTGCGGGATTTTTTTGTATATAAATTTCAAAAAATTACACCCCTTATGGAGAGGAAAAGTCAATATACAAAGAACGGGCTGTCCTACGCTAGCGTTATAATCTTATCAAGTGCGCAGTTATAAGTTAGGATATATCTCCAAAAATATAGAACAAAAGGATTAGATAAATGATTGAAATTAACAAGTGGGAAGAAAAACAATTAAGAAAGACTATACCGAACCTGTGCGTTGCAAGAACTGGTAAAAGTAAAAAGGCTAAGCGTGGTAAAATATATGCTGAACCTACGCGCAAGGTGTTATCTACGCTAAAACGGATTCGTGAAGTTGACTACATTAACTAAGGGCAAATGGTGGATATATGAGTTATAAATATCAACGTTATGAAAACGAAAGCCCTGAAGAATTGATATTCAGGATCTGTAGTCACAAAAATGAAATTGGTACATGGAGCGACGTAGGTAGGGTGTTGAACGAATTACTTGGTGAAAACTATACCGAGTCTGCTTACCGCAAAAAATATCAGAGCTTTGAAAAAATGTTCTCAGGCAATCAGAAACTGTTTTCTGATAATGAAGAAGTCTTATCGGAAATATCAGAACAAAGACGTGAGCTTGAAAAAGAAAAGATTAAATTCCGTGATGAAAGAAACGCTTGGAACAAACAGAACCGCATTGCGGCAAGAACTGAGCAAAAATTAGATTATCTTGAAGAACAGCTTGTCTCCATGGGTAAAGTGAATTTTAGCAATCATACCACACCTGTAACAGTTAGAGGCAATTCAGATTTGCTTATTACAATTAGTGATATTCACTATGGACTTAATTACAACAATTACTTTGGGACGTATAATTCTGACATATGCAAAAACTATCTTGCTAAATATCTCGAAAAGATTATAAGCATTGGATCGCGTCATAAGGCAAGAAATATTCACGTCGTAATGTTGGGCGATATAATTTCTGGCTCAATACATAAGTCGATTCAAATTGCTAACCGTGAAAATGTCATAGAGCAGATTAAAGGTGTGTCTGAGTTATTGAGTTCATTCGTATATGAACTGTCGAATCATTTTGCAAAAGTCACAGTCACAAGCGTATCAGGAAATCATTCGCGTCTTGACAAAAAAGACGAAGCACTTCATGACGAAAGGCTCGACGACATCGTTTCGTTCATAATGGAAAAGTCATTAAGCAATGTTGACAATATCAGTTTTCAAACTTACTACAATTTTGATACAAGCATAGCAAGTATTAAGATATGCGGCAAATTGTATTTTCTTGTACACGGTGACTATGATACACCAAATGAGACAGGCGTAATGCGCCTATGTAGTATGGTTGGAAACATCCCGTATGCAATAGTTATGGGTCATAGACATTCGGCGGCGTACAATGAAATCAACGGGATTGTTATTGTGCAAAGCGGTTGTTTGTGCGGAAGTGGCGATGACTATACGATACAAAAGCGTCTTAGTGGTTTGCCGAGTCAGACAATTTGTGTATGCTCCGAACATGGCATAGATTGTATGTACCCAGTGAAATTTTAGCACACTCAATAATCTGTATGGGCAATCAAAAAAATAAATATTCATTGAAGACTTATAATCTTCATGATTACACCAGGAACCCAACACGCCTCCTAGCAGTGCGTACCACGTTGGGTCTTTAAATTAATTTAGAATGTGAGGAAAAATAAAATGGTAAAGAAAGATATTATAACAGCCGTATCAAAGAGAACTGGCTTTACAAGAGAAAATTCTGAGGCTGCTATTAATGCAGCAATTGCGGCAATCGTTGACGCTATCAAATCAAATGAGGAAGTAAGAATTATGGAGCTTGGAAAACTTGAGCCAGTTGTTAGAGCGGCACGCAATAGACATAATCCAAAGACTGGTGAGAAGATATTTGCTCCAGCCTACAAGAGTTACAGATTCAAGATGAATTCTGTGCTCAAGGATTTTGTCAGAAACAACTAATTATAGCATATTCAAATCTCCTTTTCAGTGTCTTAATATTGACAGATAGAGGACGGCAATAGTCGTCCTTTACATTGCGGAGTAGAGAAAAGGTATCTCGCTTGTTTCATAGGCAAGAGATTATTGGTTCGAGTCCAATCTCACGCAACCAATTGGGGTACGGTTTATGAGGTTTTGTAGACCCATAAAAACAAAACCTAAAATGAAAGAAAGGAGACGCTATGTCAAAGGTATCAAAACTTCCGCCTGTTACGCAGGAAGAGTGGAACAAAGTAAACGACTTTAACAAATTTATATTTGAAGATTTTATAACGAACAGCACAGAGCTATCGCCTAAAACAAAAATTGCTTATGAGTCAAATTTAAAAATTTGGTTTATTTGGGTCAAAGATAATCTTAATAACAAATCTCAGATCGACATTAAACCTTTAGACTTTAAGCGTTTTCAAAACTGGATGGTCAACCGTGGTTGTTCAAGTGCAGATTGTGCAAACAAAAGAGCGGCAATTAGCTCGCTTAATAATTACATAGATGTTTACTATAGGGACGATTATCCACAATTTCGCAATTTTATTAATAAGAGTATAGCACGACCGCCAAAGGCTTTTGTAAATGAGAAGCAACCACTGACGAAAGAGGAATTTGCAAATCTTATTTCTGTTCTCGAAAAACGTGGTGATTGGCAAAAGGTTGCCTATCTTAAATTTACATTAGATACAGGATGTCGCCGTGCTGAGAGCATACAAGTGAAAAAGGATTTTGTAAACATCAAGCCGACCATAAAACACAAAACCCATATTGACGAAAATGGTAACGAAGTAACAAAAGAGATTAAGTATTATGTTACCCCTACTATTCGTTGTAAAGGAAAGGGTACGGTTGGTAAAGAAAGAAAGTTTAAATTCTCACAGGATACAATGGATGCATTTAAGAAGTGGATTGAAGTTAGAGGTGAAGACGATTGCCCAGACATGTTTATTTCTAAATATGCCGGAAAAGTAAAAGGCATAGCAGAGAACACGTTAAACAATTGGGCTACTCATGTATTTACACCTATCGTCGGCAGACGCTTTCATCCGCATCTTCTAAGAGAGTCTAAGGCAACTCAGCTTGCAGTCGAAGAAGGAAAAGACATTTCTGTAATCCAAAGTCTATTAGGCCACGAGTCATCAGAAACTACACAAATTTATATAATCCGTGACGAAACCGATGACCTCGACGAGTTGTTTGAAGAGTAGGTGACGGTATGGGAAGACAAAAACAATCGTTATCTAAGAGACCGTCAGTTGCTACAAAAGAAAGCAAAAAAGAGCCTAAGACTAAAAGTATAGTCGAAGAACGTGAAAAAGTAATGACTCCTGAAAAGAAAGAGTACCGATATACATGTCTTTCTTGTCATTGCAGTGCAAACAATCCTGTAAACTTTCCTATTTCATACAGTGTTATATATGCTGGCAACGATCACCGCCTGCCATATTGTCGTGATTGTTTAAACGCTATGTGGGCCATTGTCGCAAAAGATTATTCAGATTATCAGGACATTTACCGCAGGATTTGTATGTACTTCGATATCTATTATAATGCAGAAGTAGCCGAGATAGCTTATAAAGAATCTGAGAGTGAAAAACGTGTTTCAAGATATATCACAAAAATAAATCGTTATCCATATAGCAACAAAACTTACCAAGATACGATTAAAGAAGATATGTCTAAAAGGCATACAGAAAATTTCGATGGATTGTATGAACCAATAGAGAAAACTGTTCCTCATGAAATCATTGACTTTTGGGGAGCTGGATTGGAAAGTGCTTCTGATTATCAAGAACTACAGGCTTCTTATGAAAAGTGGAATTCAGAGGTCGAGTGTTCAAAGCCTTCGCAAAGAATTTTAATTAAACGAATTTGTTTCAATGAGCTTAAAACTCATAAAGCAATGATTGCGGGAGACGACACTACTAAGCTTACCGACGAACTCAACAAATTACTTGATAGTGCAAAGCTACAGCCAAAACAGGTTAAAGATGTTTCAATAGCCGACGAGAATACATTTGGAACACTTATAAAGAAATGGGAAGATGAAGAACCAGTTCCAGAACCGCTCCCTGAGTTTAAGGATGTTGACGGTATTATAAAATATATTAGCGTTTGGTTCTACGGGCATCTTGCAAAAATGTTTGGCAAAAGAAACAAATGGGGAAAACTTTACAACGACGAAGTTTCAAAATATACAGTTACTCCACCTGAGTATAATTCCGAAGATGATGACATAGACTTTGAGTCAATCTTTGGTGCAGATGAGTAGGTGATACTTTATGATGGTTGATAAAGTATACACTCAGGATAAAACTATGCAGACGGTAATTGAACGTGCCGCTTATTATAGGGCAAACCCACATAGGTTTGTCAAAGATTATTTGGGCATTGATTTACGATTGTTCCAAATGATTTTAATAGTCATGATGAACTTTAATACAAATTTTATGTATCTTGCCAGTAGAGGTCAAGGCAAAACCTTTCTATGCGCTATATTTTGTTGCGTTAGATGTATCTTGTACCCTGGCACCAGAATTTGTATTGCTTCTTCTAAACGTGCACAAGCGTGTGAAGTATTGGAAAAAATTATGACGATATTCTATCCTAATTCCGCTAATTTGCGAAACGAGATAGAAGTTTATAAAAATAACAACACTGAGAATTATATAAAATTCCATAACACCTCAATGATAAAGGTTGTTACCGCAAGTGACAGTGCTCGTTCCAATCGAGCTAACATCCTTATAATTGACGAGTTTAGAATGGTAGACCAAACTATCATTGCAACTGTACTGAAGAAATTCTTGACCGCTGAACGTGAGCCCGGATTTCTTAATAAGGATAAATATAAAAAGCTCAGAAGCACCGATATCGCTCAATATAATAAGTACAAAGAGCGTAATAAAGAAATGTATTTATCCTCGGCGTATTATAAAAAACATTGGTCATGGGAAAAGACTAAGACATATTGTGCGGCAATGTTGGACGATAAGCGCAGCTATTTCTTATGTGGACTCCCCTACCAACTATCAATTAAAGAGGGTATATTAAATGCGGAACAAGTAGCCGACGAAATGTCTGAGGCAGATTTCTCACAGATAATTTGGGACATGGAAAGTGGATGTTTGTGGCATGGTGAAAGTGACGACGCATTATTTAGCTATTCAAGTTTGATAGATGCCAGGGCTATAAAGACTGCTTTTTATCCACATTCGGTAACAGACTATTACCCAGCTTTGAAGAACCCAACAAAGAAAAATGGTGAGATTAGAGTTCTTGCTGTGGACATCGCCGTTATGGCGTCGAAGAAAAATAAGAACGATGCAACAGCTATTCATATATTGCAATTACTTCCAACTAGCAATAGCCAGTATATTAGAAATTTAGTATATTCCGAAAACTTTGAAGGCGGTCACTCTGAAACACAAGCAATTACAATAAGGCGCCTATTTGAAGATTTGGAATGTGACTACATTGTTATAGATACGAACGGCGTTGGTAATGGCGTATATGATGAGTTGGTCAAAGATTTGGTCGATCCTGTTACGGGTGAACTATATCCTGCCTTTACTTGTATGAATGACGAAGCAATGGCGGAAAAATATAAGGGTTCTTCACGCAACCCAAGAAAAGTTATCTATAGTATTAAGGCAAGCGCAAAGTTCAACAGTGATTGTGCATACCTGCTTAAAGATAATTTAATGCGTGGAAAGACAAGACTGTTAATTAACGAAAAGGATGCCGACGATATTTTAAAGCAATCCAAAACATTTAGGGGTTTGGACGAAGAAATAAAAGCGAACATCCTTATGCCATATATACAAACTGCCCTGCTGGTTAATGAACTGGTCAATCTGAAATATGAAACAAACGGCAGTTTGATTAAGATTATGGAACGTGGAAACGAAAGAAAAGACCGATATTCTGCGCTAGCTTATGGTAATTATTTTGCCACCGAGTTAGAGAGGACTATCGTAAAACACAAAAAAGCAAAGCTAAACGACAATTTCATTTTTGAATTTAGAGCGCCGTCTTTGCGTACAAGTTAGGGGTGAATAAATGCCAAATACAGAAAAGAAAGAAATTATGGTCTGGGATAAAAGTATGGGTAACTTTGCACGTCTTGGTGAAGTACCAATTAGAAACTTGAATCAAGATTACTATATTAATCGATCTTCTATTCATTATACCAAATACAAAAAAGAAGATGTGGTCAAATGGTTTACCGATCCTGAAGCAAACGAAAAGAATTTGAGAAATGCTTCTATCTACCTTTACGAAGTAAGCCCACATTATCGGAGACTAATTAACTATTTTGCCAAGCTTCATACAATGGCATATATTATTGAACCTTATAAACTTGACCAAAGTAAAAAAATAGATACGGCTAAATTAAAAGAAACATATATAAAGATTTGCAACTACATTGATAAAATGAATTTAAAACACGAGGCCGTTAAAATATTAACAACGTGTTTTAGAGAAGACGTATTCTATGGCTATGTTTACGAAACGACCGACTCATACTATATAAGAAAAATGCCGCCTGACTATTGTAAAATTAATCGAATAGAGGACGGATGTTTTTTATATCAATTTGACTTCTCTTATTTTACAAGTCATAAAGAGGACTTGGAATCGTTTGGCGAAGAGTTTATTGAAAAGTACGAGCTGTATAAAACACATCGCTCAATGCGTTGGCAAAGTTTGAGTAGCAAACGCACTTTTTGTTTAAAGGTGAATGAGGATATTAATTTCCCAATGCCACCTTTTATTGGTGTATTTGCGGGTATATTTGATATTGATGATTATAAAGGATTGCAAAAGGCTAGAACTGAAATAGGAAACTACAAAATCTTATCATTAAAAATTCCAATGGAAGACGGCGATTATAAGATGGAGCAGGAAGACGCCCTTATGTACTATAACAATTTGTTAAAGGTATTACCTGAAAACATCGGCGCATTTCTAACCCCTATGGACGTTGAAGACCATGACTTTCAGAAATCAGGCAATGTTGATATAGACAATGTTGGCGACGCAACTAAAACCTTTTGGAATGATGCTGGCGTATGTTCATTGATTTTCGGTGGTGACAAACAAACCTCCGCAACACTTTCGGTTTCTATTAAGTCAGACGAACAAATGGTTTTTGCTCTAATGAACCAGTTTGGACGTAATATAAATCGACTACTTAAACAGATAGACGGCAGATACAAATTTAAGATTCAATTTCTGGATGTAACTTATTATAATCAGCAGGAAACATATAAGTCATATCTCAATGCCGCCCAAGCAAGTTTACCAACAACAACTATGGCGTGTGCGGCGTTAGGAGTTGCGCCAATTGATATGATGAATATGAATTTTCTTGAGGATGATATACTACATATCAAGGAAAAATTTGAACCTCTTAAAACTTCATATACACAATCTAGTGGAGAGGCTGGTGCGCCAACTCAGGAAGAAAAAGGCGAGCAGTTATCTGACGCTGGTGAAAATACGCGAGACCATAATTCCAATCAAGAATACTAGGTGAAGCTTATGAAGTTTATATATACAAAAGATATTGATATAAAAAACAAACTTGTTGCTAAAGGTTTTAGGCTATTGCAGACCTTTGACAACAAGATTTTTGTTTTTGAAAACAATTGTAGTTCTACCTTTACAAAAGACGAGCTTACAAAGATTGTTTATAGTAACACTTTTTGTATGAGGGGGTGAACAAAATGAAGAAACAAAATTTGCCTATAAATTACTCCATAGATAAGGATTTTAAATCGGACAAGTTTATCAAACTGCGTATGCGGATTTGTCACGATGGAATAAATTATAACAATTCTAAATTTACCATTGAAAATCTTGAGGAGAAAAAAGATAGTTTAGCTAATTCACCAATACTTGCGTATATGTACTTTGATGAAAATGGTGATCCGCAATTTGGAGAACACAATTTTGAAATTGAAAAAGACAAAGTACACGACGGTGAAGCTAAAATTATATATACCGAAACGCCAGTTGGTGTTATTCCAGAGACAAATAATTTTGAAGTTGTCAATGAGGATGGCATCAACTATATTTATGCTGACGGATATATATGGAAGAAATATTCCAATTATTGCGAAGATATTCTCAATCGTTATGATGAAATAAGAATCTCGATGGAAGTGAATATTTTAGCTTATTCCTATAACACCACAGATAATGTATACGATATTACAGATTTCAACTATGCGGCAGTAACGCTGTTGAATGAAGGTATTGATACAGGTATGAAAAATGCGAGAGCGACAATTGAAACTTTCTCACAATCTGTGGAATCCGAAAAAGATTTGTCCTTTATGATGCAAGAATTAAATAAAGACCTTGCGGATAATAAAGAAGATTTTACGAAAGGAGATGTGAAACAGATGGATAAGGAACTTATAGAAAACATTCTCAAAGAATATAAAATGAAAATCGACGATATTTCTTTTGACATCACAGATGACATGACTGAGGAAACATTTAGATCTCAGCTTGAAACAATGCAGGCTAATTCTAAAGGAGCCGAAGACGAGGCTAAGCCTGATGATGAGTTTAAGGCTTCTAAAATCGAAGCTCCCGTTACAATGTTTGCAACCGTAAATCAGAAGCGAGAGATGATAAAAAATGCAATTCCAAAAGACAGCAGTGAATATGACGAAGATAAAAATCTCGTTAAGTCGGTAGATTATTGGCTTGAAGACTTTGATGACAATTATGTTTATATTTCAATTTATTCATATGAACGCGGTAATGGCTCTTCTTCAAAGATGGGACGCTTTGCGTATTCCATTGACGAGACTGGGGTTGTAACAATTGACAGTAATTATGTAGAGGTGTTCAGAAGTTGGGTCACAGCAGAAGAAATGGCTGCGCTTGACGCACTTAAAGAAGAAAATAGTAAGCTCAAGTCAGAGGTAGACGAGCTGAATGAATACAAAGAAACTGTCGAAAAAGAAAAGGTTGAAACAGCGGCTTCAGAAATATTTAATGATTTTGAGAATGAGTTATCTGGCGTTGACGAGTTTTCTCTTCTTAAATCCGAGCATGACGGCATGACTGCTGAGCAAATATCTGCACAGTGTTACATGCTTCTGGGCAAGAAAAACAAGAAGTCAACCAAAGCAACTAAGGAAAGCAAGACTGTTACATTTAGTTTAAATGGTAAAACAGAGTCTGTGGACGAGCCTTGGTACAAAGAATTATACGATAAGTATGGAAAATAATTAAGGAAAGAGGTAATAAAACATGGCAACAAGACATGCTATTGTTAGAACTGATAATCTGTCAGGCACTACAGATGGTTCTAAGCTGATTTCAGCTAAGTTTTACAGCGGCTCCGATCCGGCTGCTATTGACAACGGAAATGTTGTATCTATTTCAGACGAGCTTATAAACAGAGAAACATATAAGGTAACTGCACCTACAGCGGCAGACACAAGAGCAACAATTGGTCTGGTGGCTTCTGTAGAGATTATGTATGACGAGCAGAGATATCACAACCTTGAGGATTTTACAAATGAGGCCGACTCACTGATTAGAGTGTATGCTCTTGAAACAGGAGACGAGTTCTCTGTAACTAAGGAGGCACTTGACGGCACAGTTGCTAAAGATAAGTACGTCAAGCTGACAGCGGACTCAACAAAGCTTACTGCAACTGATACTGCTACAGGCACCATTGGTAAGATAGTTGCCGTCGAGATTGTAAACCCTGATACATACTACGTTATCAAGGTTAAGTAATTATAGGGAAAGGAGATACTATAATGGATACAAATGAGAAAATTGTTTCCCTTGCTGTAAATCTGTACAAGGGTAATCCTGTTGGCGAGTTTTCACAGAGCGATTCAATGGAGACACTGAGAAAAGCACTGGTTGCCGCTAACAATGGTTCTACAAAGATTTCATATAAAGATATAAGAGATGGCAAATGCAACGGTGTATTCGCTATTGTTGAGGAGGTTATTCAGAGAACCGTAGTTGACGGTATTCAGGGTGACGAATTCTTCATGAATATGGTTGACTATAGAAACGTAAAGCTCGGTGACGAGAATGACTTCTACGTTCCATCAAAGGCGCTCTTTGTTGTTTCTGAAGTTGCAAACGGTGTTCAGTCACTCAGACGTCAGAGACTTAATGGTGGTGAACATGTAACAGTTAAGACTTCTCTTAAAGCTGTTAAGATTTATGAGGAGCTCAATAGAGTTCTTTCAGGTCGTGTAGACTTTAATACTTTTATCGACAGAGTGAGCGAATCTTACAAACAGCAGATGAGAGCCGATATCTATAATGCTTGGTGTACATATGTTGGCAATGGTTCAACCTATTTCCCTGTAGCTGGCACATATAGCGAAGATGGTCTGCTTGAGATGGTAAACCATGTAGAGGCGGCAACTGGCAAGTCTGCAACAATCATTGGTACAAAGGCAGCACTCAGAAAGATAAAGATAGACACAGTATCTGACGAGGCTAAGTCTGATATGTACAACATTGGTTACTACGGTAAGTTTAATGGTACAAACTGCGTTAAGGTAAATCAGATACATAAGCCAGGTACAACTGATTTCCTGCTTGACGATAAGAAGCTTTATGTTATTGCAACAGATGACAAGCCTATTAAGGTCGTTACTGAGGGCGAGCCAACAATTATTCTTGGCAATCCTGCCGATAATGCCGATCTTACACAGGAGTTCTTCTATGGCGAGAGCTACGGCGTTGGTATTGTAATGGCGGATCAGTTCGGCGTTTACTCAATGTCATAATAAAAATATTAATATGCAGAGAGTTCAATGCTCTCTGCATTTTTTTGAATGAAAGGAATAAATATGAGTACAACAAAAAGCACAATATCTAAAGGGGTAGCCACATCAAATACAACCAAGGGTGCAACCACTAAAAAAGCTTCTACTTCTGAAAATAAGAAGATAGAGCACAAGCAATTACCGCTTGATACAATGGTAGCATGCACAAATATGACCAGTGGCAAGCTAATTTATATAAGCTCAAGACAAATGGGTTTCACTATTGAGTGGGAGCATGAAGGAGATGTGGAATACATTGAACTTGGTGAACTTGTAACTATGCGCAATTCTCAGCGAGCATTTTTTGAAAAGAATTGGATTGCAATTGAAGACCCTGAAGTTAAAAAGTTCTTACGAGTAAATGCCTACTATGATGGTATTCCGTCAATGGACGATTATGAAGACCTATTCAATAAGCCCGATTCTGAGATATTGAAAATCTTAAAGGGTGTTCCAGATGGATTTAAAGAAATCTTAGCAAATAAGGCTAGCAAAATGATAAGTGATGGCACAATAGATTCTCGTAAAACAATTGCATTACTAAAAAGCGAACTTAACTTGGATATTGAAGAGTAATGGAGGTGTATGATATTGGCTACACCTTATAGTGAAATAACCGACAGCTTTGTTGGTATTGTAACAGAGTACAAGTTTTTTAATATCTTAAAGGAAGACCGTGACGAATGGCTTACTGATATAATGGATAGAGCTTGTGCAAGATTTAGAAAATCATGTCGCAAAAATCTTGACGACCGAAACGAAGAATTGCGTCAATTTAATGCCACGCTTGATGCAGATGAGATTGACATTATTCATCAGTTAATGATTGCCGAATGGTTAAGACCTCAATTATTCTCCTGCGAAAATCTCGAGAACAAATTGAACACTAAAGATTACTCGGAGTATTCACCAGCAAATTTGTTAAAAGAAATTCGTTCTACCCATGAGTATGCGGTTGATGAAGCAAAAAACATGATAAAAAATTATACTTTTTCATTCCGTGATTTGGGGGATAAAATAGATGGCAAATAATAATTTATATATTAACTATTTGAATTCTTTAATCTCCAAGGTATATAAAATTCTTCCGATGAAAGAAGAACAAAATACTACAACGGAAGTGTACATATCAAGTTTGATTTTCGAGCTACATGGCTTTGAAAATTTACTGAACGAATACCACAACGATGCGAGAATACTTACAATTATATGTGTACTTGAGTCTCTTAAAGAACCTAACATTTCGCATGAGGTTTACAAAAGTGAAGTCTTTAAATGTATTAGCCTGATTGAACAAATTCTACGGGGGTGAGAGCAATCAATAAATTTGACTTGTATAACAGGGTAACTTTATCTGATGGTGCAACCCCAAAAGAGAGAATGATTAATCATTGCAAAAATAATATCATTTATAAATCACGGCGTAGTCCTTCACGCAAAAGTGTTCTTATTGACAGTGAGCAAAAAGATGTTGTAATAGTATCAGGAAGCAATAACCATGTAAAAACGATTTGTGCTTTGCCAAACGACATTATCTATGATGGGCAAATTGTTGAATGGGAAAAATCACATTGGTTAATCTCCAATGTTGATATTGAATCTTCGGTTTATTATAAAGGAGTCATACACCAATGCAATATTAATTTACGTTGGCAAAACAAGGATGGCGAAATTATAAGTCGATGGTGCTATGCTGAAACGAATACCGCAGACGGTATCAAAGAGGGTAATACGTTAAATTTAACCGACGGCAATTTAACCTTGCATTTACCCCTAGACAATGAAACACGTCAACTTCGTTTAGATAGGCGCTTTTTATTAGATATAGAAAAAGACAATCCGACGGCATACAAACTTATTAATCGTAATGTTGTAAGCGGAATATATGATGAAAATCATGAACATGGTGTGTATATCATAACACTACAAAAGTCCGAACGATCGCACGATCGTGATAACTACGAATTGATGATTGCGGATTACTTTAAGCCTACCAAAGATAAGTCGGTTGGAATAAACTGCGCAATTAAATTTGATGGCTCCCCTACCATTAAGGCAGGCGGGTACTATAAAAGTTTTAATGCTGTATTCTATGATAAGGATGGTTCTGAAATATCGCAAGAAGCGATATGGAATGTAGCCGTTATTGACGAACATAAGAAATATTTTTCTATCGTTAATGAGGGTTCTACAATAAAAATCAAAGCCGACAACAATGAGGGTATCATTGGCTCAAAGATTAAAATTGAACTATGTAACTCGGCTCAAAATTGTTCTGCCGAACTTTATGTAAAGGTGGTGGCAATTTTATGACACCGTCTGGACAAATAAAAAAATACAAACAGCAATTAATATCATTGTTTGTGAATAATGAAAAAATCGTAAAGCTTATCAATGAAAAAGATATATCTAATCCTGAAGATTTGATATACCACAATTTCTTTAATTTTATCCGAGTGCCAGAAACTATTGATGAGGAACGTAATTATATTTGCGTTAAAATAGATGTGCCCGAAGTCTATACTTCAAGTCTGTTTTTTAAGCAAATCATAATAACAATCTATGTTGTTTCACATCAAAAGCAAATGGTTACGGAATTTGGTGGGGCACGTCCTGACTTAATTGCGGAACAAATTGAAGAAATTCTAATTGATTATAAGGGTATCGGCAAGAAGAAGCTTGTAGAAATTTCAAATGTAGAAAAAGATTTGGGCGATAGACACAGATGTCGTATCTTAAAATTCAAAGCCGAAGATATGTCAAAAAGTAGGTGTGCTATGTAATGGCAAATCAAAGTCTGCTTGATCTTAAAACTTTTAAAATACGAGATTGGATTTCTATAAAAATTCCAACTCTCGGCGAGTATCGAAAATTGAAAAACATTTCTGAACTCGTCAATATGTTTACGACAACTCCATCGGCACACATGATTGAACTTGATGATATTGGTATCGACTTCACTCAAATCAGTGATTACGAATTTTTCTTGAAATTGTTCGATACCGCATTTGTGAAGCCTCAAGTATTAATGACCTGCGATATGTCAGATGATGATAAAATTAACCTTTTATCAACACTGCAAATTATCGACTCGAATGAACTTTTTGACTGTGTAGATTTTAATTCTTGTTACATAGACAATGAAAATGGCTTAAAAACTATCAAGGATATCGAGGGTAATCAAATTATTGACGAATTTATTTATATGCAGATATCCAGTGCTTTATGCGAAATATTCAACGTAAAAAAATATAAGCGTAAGCCGGGTAACAATACTGCAAAAGAATATATTCTTGAACGTGAACGTGAAAAAGCAGAAATAGCAAAACGCCGTAACAAACAGCTCCAAATGTCCGACGACATCTTAGACGGCGAAATTGTTGCATTGGTATGTCACCCAGGTTTCCCTTACGACTTTGATAGTATTAACAATATTTCTATTTACAACTTTTATGCCTGTGTTAAACAGGTTATAAAGAAAGACCAATACGATAAGTTGGTCACTGGGGCTTATTCAGGTTTTGGTACAGTTAAACTTGATAAACTTCCAGAAGATAAATTAAATTGGTTATCGTGGAGATAGGCTCAACCGCAAGGCTTGAGTCTTTTTTATTTTTAAGGAGGAAAAACTATGGCTATTCAGATTAATGGTTTTACCATTACTTCCCTTGAGAAGATACATGGCTATGACAGAGTATCTGGCGTTTGTGAGTTTCTGCTTGACGAGCTTAAGTCTGCTAAGATCGCAAATACTGAGGATACAACAGATATCACAGGTAAGGGTGATAGAGTTCTTAAGCAGATTAAGAAGAATAAGTCCACAACTGTAAGTGGTGAGTCTGCACTGATTTCAGGCGGTCTGCTTGCGGCTCAGACAGGTTCTTATGAAGAGGTTGGCGATGTTAATATTAGATTCCCTGATGTTATCAAGGTTGAAGACACAACTTCCTGTAAGACAAAGTTCACGGCTCTTGGCGCAGTCGGTGCGGAGATTATAGACCTTAGAGTTATGGCTCCAAACGGTGCGCTTCTGCCTATCCATTATACACAGTCAACTGGTGAGGCCGACGCTACACACTTTAAGTACGAAGCAGCTACAAAGACGCTCACACTTCCTACTGATACAACAAACATTTCAGTTGGAACTTCAATCGTAGTTTTCTATGATTTCAAGACAACAGGTTCTAGGGTTATCAATAAGTCCGACGTATTTGGTAAGACGCTTTATGTTGCAGTAGATTGTCTTGCTACCGACGTTTGTGACAACGAGTACAAGTGTCAGTTCATCATTCCAAGAGCACAGTTCTCTGGTACGTTTGATATTGACATGGGCGGTGACCAGACAATTCAGGCTTTTGAGGCCACAACACTTGTTGATACTTGCCAGGGTACTGCAAACGGCGAACTCTTTGAGTTCATTGTATATCAGGATCCAGAGGATTAAGGTAAGGTGTAGAGCAATTGCCTAAAACCAAATACCTTAATGAATGTAGGTTATGTGGAACGCACTACCCTGCCTGTAGCTATTGCGATAGCACCAAAGAATCAAATAGTTGGCGCAAGGTCGCTTGTTGCTGGGGACATTATCTTGCGCTTCAACCGATGATTAAATACGACCAAAAGTCGTTATCAAAAGAAGAGGCAAAAGAGGAAATAAACAGTGTTATTAACCTTTATGGTAAATTTGAAGTATCAAGTACCATGAAGAAATTGTATGACGATATCATGTGTGATGAAGCAAAGCCTACAATAAAGAAAAAGCAGAAAATAATAAATGCAAATAAATAACGTATCGGGCTTGTAACAAGCAAGCCCTTTACTTTATTGAGGATAAAAGGATGAAAGCTAATCATATTTGCAAATATAGCAAATGTAATTTGGGCAACAATGGACAACCAAAACAATATTATGCCTGTGATTATTGCGATCGAATTAATTCTTGGAAATCCATAGCGTGCTGTAAAGAACACTTTGATTTATATATAGAAGAAGAACTCGAGCGTAAATCTATGCTGAATAAAATCAATATGTTGCCAAAGCGTATCGACATGAGCGAGGACGAAATAAAGGAGCTTTATAATATTCCAGCCGACGTTGTACTTGAAAAGACCAACCAAGAACTTCGATATTATAAAGACAAATATGGCATTAACAATATTAACGAGGTTGTTGACAAAATAAACGACGAATTAAATAAGGAGGGTAGGTTATAAAAAATAGCCTACCTATTTTTTTCAATACGAAATTATATTTTCTATGTTTGTAATGTGAGGTGAAATTATGCCAAGATTAAAAAGCTTATCAAAAGAACAGGCAAAACAAATTGCCAATATCAATAAAGCAATAGCTGAAAAGGTTGGAATCGCTTTGTCAAAAACAATGCAAGGTGAATTTCAGGAAAAGGCTAAAAAAATTATGCACGATAAAGTTATTAAAGATATATACTCATACACCCCAGTAACATATGAACGCCGTGGTACAAATGGCGGTATGGCCGACGAAGACAATATTCAGGTGCTTTCTAATGAAGTTACAGTAGTGCCACGCAAGAGTAGCAACAGAATATGGGCTGAAGATGTAAAAGGAAATGAGACTAGAGTTTATGGTAGAAATGGCTACTTTGTCAAACAACGAGGCAATTACATAAATATGGACTACAGAATTTCGGGGAATTTTTCTTTTGCAAATATCACACCGCCAAATGATAGCGTATTTGGAACTAATATTGATTATAGTTCAGACCCAACAATTTTATCGGCTTGGATTGACCAAAACGCTGTTCCAGATCTAAATGATATGTCTCGAAAATTTAATGGGCATCCAAAACATTTTATAAAAGATACTTACGATGAATTTTATGTTAGTGGGCTTGCCAAAGATATTATAATAAAAGGCTTAAGAAAAGAGTTTAAATAAGGACGGTGAATGAATAATGGCAGGATATATAGGCGACGTAAATATTAGGGTCAATGCCGACCTTAATACCAAGGATATGGAAAGGGCTTTGAAAGATTTTACCCCTACCATTGAAATAGAACCCAAGGCAGATAAGCTAAAGAAATCGCTTGAAAATGAATTAACCAAAGCTTTTGCAAAAGTTAAAGACCTAAAAGACGAATTTGATAATTCTACTTTTAAAGCAGACAAAACCAATTACAACTTTTCGCAGTTCTTTGATACCTTTAATAGTAGTCAAATTTATGGTAAGGGCAACAAAGATAAAATACAGAACAGACTTAACTACTATATAAAGAAAGCAAATGAAATGCACGATGTTGCTCAAAGGCTTTCTAATAGTAAACTTGAGTTCGACACCTCTTTATCATCGCTGGGTTTAAGCTATAGTGATATCGGGCTATCCGAGGATCAACAGCAGTGGTTAAAATCCGTTGAAAAATCTTACGAGACTGCGGTACAAAAAGCGCATAAAGTAATAAATGGAGTTATATCTCGATATAACAAAGAACATCCTGATGATAGCTTGCAGATAAATCCATTAAATGCGAACTTCGGCGATGTATCAAAACTATATACAACAAGTTTACAAACGTCTATAAAAACAGCATTTAAAAGAATCAATGCTACGGGATTAGATCCAAGCAAACTTAGTACAAAAGATATAGACTTACAAACCAAGAGACTATCTGATGTTATTCCGCTAATGCAGACACTTAACAAATTCTCCAAAAAAGATATGGTTAAGTATAGATTTGATGGGGATACAGATAAAAGTGTTGTCACCATTGCCCGTGTAAAAGAACTATTAAAAGACTTTGAGTATTATTGGAAAGAAGCAACGGTCTCTCAAAAAGAGCAAGTCAAAGATAAACAGTTAAGCAAATCTGAAGAAAAAGAAGTTTCTAATGAGGTTTATGTTGAACAGCTTGAAAAGCGTGTATCTGAATTAAAGCAGGAAAACTTAAAACTCGAAAATGACAAAAAGAGGTTTGCGGCAAAAAAAGAAGATACTGGTGGCAAATCATCTGATGATAATAAAAGCCTCAAATTAGAAAATGAAAAATTAAAAAAAGAAAATTCTGAATTGTCTGAGTTTATGGCTGACATACAGGATAAACAACAAGATTCAGGTGATGGTTCTGGCAACGGCAGTCCTTCAGAGGGTGGCGAAGTTAGCGAGGGTGGCGTATCACTTTCAAGGTTTGAGGCAATCAAAGGGCTGCTCAAATCCCGTGACATTTCTTTAAATAACAAAAAGAAACAAGTTGAAGTTTTAAACAAGAAAATTAAAGAGCTTGAAGAAAAAGCCAAGTCTAGTGACAAAGCTACGCTAAAAGATAGCGACGGCAACACTGGTATATCTGGAGTTGATGGCGAAAATTCTGGCGATAAAACAGACGAGGAAAGCACAAAACTAAAAGCCAATCTTGAGGCTCTTAAGAGACAATATGAAAAGTCGAAATCAGATTATGAGAACAACAAAAAGCTTTCCGAAGAGCTTAAAGGCTTAATTGATAAAGCTGAACAATCACAACAAGGTGGCTCGGGTAACATCTCAAAAGAAGCCTTAGAACAGTTTAAGACTGAGATTGAAAAAGTATGTTCTTCAATTAAAATAGGCGAATTCGATTACGCTGAAGCTTTAGAAAAACTTAGACAAGCATTAAAAAATGAAGCGGTAGATATTAATGTCGGCAACTTGAAAACCATAAATAAACTAACAGTCGATTCTGCTTCAAACCCAAAAAAGAAAACCATTAGAAAGCAGTCATCTAAAAGTGATAAGTCGGATAATATCAATGAAGACGAACAATACTGGGAAGAAAAGTTTAAGTCCAATATTGAACAGCGTACAAGTAAACAGACACCGCAAGAACTGAAAGATTACTTCAAGGCTGTAGCTCAAATATCACAAGAAATTGATAAGTCGATGAAGTCAATCAATGGTACAGCCGATAGCTTGATAAAAAAATCGGGTACAAAATCACAGCAATCACAAAGCAAGAATTTGGGTTTATCTGGTGAATATTCAGCAATACAATCTCAGGCGGCTAGTATTCAAGAGCGGATTAAAAACATAAAACAAGAGCTGTCAAATCCCGATGCTGACACGAACTCAATAACATTCTTCAAAAATATAGACGAACAAGTCAAAGAGCTTTATACGGACTTAGAAGTTATTCAAAATCAATACAATGATACTACCAAGAAATTTGATGAATTAAGCAATACATATAAAGCGGATACGGCTACCAAGCGAATGGAGAAAAAGACTTCAACGCTTTTAGGTCAGTATGTATCATTTAAAGGGGCTAATAGCAAAGCCTTTAAACAAAATTCTGATTTAGCTAAGCAGTGGAACGAATGGTATAATAAACTTAAAAATCCTGAATTGCTTGATGTGAAAGAAATTGATAAAGCCGACGCAGAACTCAAGACAATGCGTGCTACCGTAAAAGATTTGGGCATTGGCGGCAAAACGGCTGGCGAATTAATTTCTAACATGTTCAAAAAGTATGGTGGCTGGGCAATCGTTACTAGGTCAATGGTATATGTAAAATCTGTACTGAGAGATATATACCAAGCAACCAAAGATGTAGATACCTCAATGGTCAATCTTAAAAAGGTTAGTAACGAAACGGCGGCATCATATGATGCGTTTCTAACAAATGCGGCAAAAAAGTCAAAAGAACTTGGTGTTTCAATAAGTGACTTGGTGGATTCGACTTCTGAGTTCTCAAGACTCGGCTATAACCTCAAAGACGCAACCAAGCTCGGCGAACTTGCAACAATGTATTCCAATGTTGCCGAAGATTTAAGTGTAACCGACGCCGCCTCTTCAATCATTTCGACAATGAAGGCGTATGATATTGCCGCAGACGATGCACAAGAAATCGTAGATAAGTTTAACTATGTAGGCAACAACTTTGCCATTTCTTCCACTGGACTTGGTGACAGCTTACAACGTTCTGCTTCTGCTTTGGTTGCCGCAGGAAACAGCCTTGACGAAACCATCGCACTTACAACGGCGGGCAATGCTATTGTTCAAGACCCTGAAAAAATGGGCACTGTTCTTAAGACGGCTTCGGCTAGATTAAGAGGAGCAACAGCCGAACTTGAGGAAATGGGGGAAGAAACAGACGATGTAGCAAACGGCACAGCAAAGCTACGTCAGGAGATACTTGCTCTTTCTGGCGTTGACATCATGAAGAATGATAATACCTTTAAAGGTACATATCAAATTCTTGACGAGATATCGAAAGTATATGGCAGCCTTTCAGACGTAAATCAGGCGGCACTGCTTGAACAAATTGGTGGCAAAAACGGCATTAACGTAATCGCCGCAGTATTATCCAATTTTGACGAAGCAAGAGAAGTCATGAGTACCATTGGTGGTTCCAAGGGTTCGGCTTCTGAAGAAATGGAAAAATCACTTGACTCTATAACAGGTAAGCTTGGAAAACTTAGTGCTATATTCCAAGATATATCCACAAAGGCGTTAGAGTCAGACACAGTTAAATCGTTCTTAGATATTCTTATCGGTATAGGTAATGCAATATCTAAGCTTATACCTAGCCTTAATACTGTGCTTAAAATTGGCGGAGCAATTGGTGCGGGAGCATTAGGTGCAAAAGGTATTAATATAGGTGCGGGTGAACCCATAAAACACAGGGTTCCACTGAGTATGCCCGCAAGCATAATGGTAATACCATAATCGAGGTATTATTATTATGACAGGCAAAAAAGTATAAATTGACTACTTAGTAGTAACGGGTTTGATAATTCCCGTTCGGGGATGGTAATATTCAATTCTATCACACTTTTTTGAATATGAGAGTATCCGCATCCAAACCGATCGGCGTAAGTTTGTCGCATAATACATAATCGGCTTAACGATCGGCAGGTTCAGAGACTATAATTGCTTATTGGTGTTCTGCGATAGTGAACACTGGTTATTGGATAGTCCACGGTGTAGTTGTCGGATAGACGGCAATAAAAATTATAAAACTGTTGACTTCTGTAATATTATGTGATATAATGGAATAAAAATATTATAGGAGTTGTTAATTATGTCTAAAGAAAATAACAAAGAAAATCAAAATAAGAATATCAACGAGAGCGTTTCACATGAACCAATAGTGGAAATCAATGTTAGAAGGAATTATTCGTATGTTCCAATCGACAGCGATATTAGCGAAAGACCACCTATTCCTACTGTTGATATTGATAAGAATAAAAAGGAGAATGACGGTTGACCGAAATTATTTCATACTTACCAAATATAATTATTTATCTAGTCTTGGGCTTTGTTTTTATTAAAGTCTTTAGATTTGTTTATATAGAAGAAAGCCCAAATGATAGTCAACATATACTTACCGAATCTCTCATATATGGTTTTATTCTCCAAAATATCTACTCGGCTTTTCCAATTAGTATTAACACTTATATTGACATAATAGGAATGGTTTTGTCTACAGTAATAATAGCATATTTTCTTGCTAAATTTATATATAGTAAACTATTTAGCAAAATACTTGCTAAATTAAAAATACAACAAACGCCGATTAAAGATTTTTGGATTGATATAACACATTCAAAAGAGCGAACATATATAACCGTTTATGATAAAGAGTTCGATCGAGTTATAAATGGAAGATTTGCTAGAGCTGAAACATTTAATAAAAGACCACTCATACAGCTATCGGAATATATTATAAAAAATACACGGGGCGATATAATATTCGATATGTCTCTTAACACTGCCGACACTATTGTTATTGATACGTCTAAATACCCCGAAATCATGTTATCACATCCACAACCAAAAGATAAAAAGAAATCTGAAGAATCACAGTCTAAACACAACCCGATAAAGTCAATATTAAACAAAATAAAAACTAAATTTCATCATGACTGAAAAAGCTCCGAGTTTCCTCGGAGCTTTTGTTATAGAAAGAGTTTTATTTTCCAAATGGATATATCGTTTAATCGTTTATATCCGTCGTCTTTTAATTGCTTGTTAAGGGCAAGCTTTACATATGGCATATCTTCGGATTCGCATATATGTGATGCAATCGTATAATCAATATCTTTATCTACGGCTTCGTCATTGTATGAGCAATCAAATTCTGCTATATTAATTTGATGCTTTAACAAATCACAATGAGACAGTTTGTCCAAAGTGCCGTAATAACTACATCTTATATTGGGGTCGATCTCCTCTTCGTCAATGTCCTTACTATTAAGCGTTCGGGCATTTACCGTAAGATACTTTCCAACTCGCAGGTTGATATCAACATTGATACGCTTTTCTCCATCGTCGAATGTAATATCTTTTCTAAATGCACTAACATTTGAAATGTCCACTTCTTTGTCGAGGTCTTTTTCAATCTTCTGAATAAGAAGTAATACAAATCGTTCATCATCACTTAGAATTACCTTCTTAAGTTGAGGCTTAAAAAATACTAACGAAGTAATCGAAGCTATGATAAGACAAAA